AGCGGTCGTGGTGACGTGGCTACAATCGCTCGCGCTCTGCGTGGACTGGACATTCTCGAAGAAGACAAAGCCACCCGTGCATTGGGTGACCAACAGATTCGCGAAGCCAAGCGTTTGTCCGACGAGCTTAAGAAAGATGTTCAGGCAGGCGCATTAACTCCACGTCAAATTGCTCAGGCGCAGAACGCGATTAATAAGTTGCGCAAGCTTGGCAACGAAAACCGTAAAGTCAACCGCGAACTACAGGTCAAGCCTGAAGATATTACTTGGGCTAAGAAGCAGCTTGATATGACTCCTGAAGTGCAGGAGATCCTCGACATTTGGAAGACAGTCAATACGTCATTGGTTAACCTGTGGGAAGCTGTCGGTCTGATCGACAAGGAAACCGCAGACAAGTATCGCGCCCAGAAGAACTATGTTCCGCTGTTTAAATCACGTGAAGATTTAAACGAAGAAGGTTTCTTCCGCACCGGTACTGGAGCCAAGACCACAGCCAAGGTCAAAGAGCTGAAGGGTGCAGACATCACCCGCAATATCTGGGAAAACATCGACAAGCAATTTGCCACGATGATTGCCGCTGCGTATGAAAACCAGACACGACGTGTGTCGGTTGAGCAAATGCGCAGTATCAGCCCTGAGCTTGCTGAGATAACCAATGCCTCTGATAAGCGTGTAAACCTTCGATACCGTGATGGCGGCAAGGATGTACACGTAATCATTGAAAACCCGAACGACCTAGCCGCGTTCCAGTCGATGACCTATCAAATGGGGCCGATCATGCAGATCTTTGGTGGTTTTACCAAGGTCTTGCGCGCAGGTGCATTGCTTAACCCAATGTTCTGGTTGCGTCAGCTTATCCGTGATCCTATCTCTGCCACCCTCACCGGTCAGGCAGGGGTTGTTACGCCGTTCCATTCGGCTAAAGAGTTCCTGACAATCATTACCCGCAACTCAGAGGAAGCAAGAATCCTTGCCTCGCGTGGCGTGATTGGTCAATTCGACAGCACCGTTAGCCTGCAGGAGTTCTTGGGTAACGTGGGCAAAGAGAAGGGCAAAGAACCCGGGGTCATCCAACGCGGTTTACACAGGCTGCTTGAGATCCATGAGGCGTCCGACGCTGCTACCCGCGTGGCTATCTACAAGAAAGCCAAGGCTAAAGCATTGGCAGATGGCATGTCTGAAAGCAGGGCTGTTGACTATGCCGTCCTTAAAGCGCGTGAGTCAATTAACTTTGCCATCACAGGAAACTCGCAGTTCCTCGCAGCCGCCCGCAACATGATTCCGTTCTTGAACGCAACCATCGTTGGTCTGGATACGCTGTACCGCGCAGCAACTGGATACGGTTTAAACCCTGAGGAGAAGGCCAAAGCCCAGCGAATGTTTGCAGCACGTGCCTCGATGATGGTGGCAATGTCATTGGCATACGCAGCAATGATGCAGGACGATGATGACTACAAGAAGCTGCCTGACTACATGAAGGATGGCAACTGGCTGTTCCCAACATCTGACAAAGACGGCAAGACCTTTGTTCGGGTACCGGTGCCGTATGAAGTTGGCTACCTGTTCAAGACCATTCCTGAAGTTCTTGTGCGCTATATGTCAGGCACAAGCACAGGCAAGGAAGCGCTTGCGTCTCTGAAGGCAGGGTTCATCCAGAACATGCCCACGGGCGGTGTGCCAATCCCACAGTTTGCCAAGCCAACGCTCGAGGTAATATCTAACCATTCCTTCCACACCGGACGCGCCATTGAGGGTGTAGGCGATTCCCTAGTGCCTGTATCTGAGCGTGGACGCAAGGCTAGCGAGTTCGCCAAGATGATGAGCAAGGCAGGGTTGGATAATATCGGAATGTCGCCTGCCAAGATCGATGTCTTCCTCAAGGGAACGTTCGCAGAGATGGGTACGTTCGGTCTAGAGCTTGCAGACTCCTTGATTCTTGCAGGTACAGGTCAACAGAAGACACCAAAGAACTTCGAGAACATGCCGTTCATGCGTTCGTTCTTGACTGACCCACAGGTGAACAAGGCTATCTCTGATTTCTACGATCTGGAGAAGAACGCAACCCAAGTTGCTAACCTGTTTACACAGTACAAGAACGAGGGTCGCGGTGAGGAATTGCAAGCTTTGGTTTCCAATAAGGAAAAGGTTGCTCAGGTTCAGGCTGCTCCGGTCTTGCGTAAGCTTGCCCAAGAGATGACCAAGATCAACAAGGCAATCAATATCATCGACAATAGCAAAGATATCCCGCCGCAAGAACGTCGCGACAGGATAAACGAGCTACAGCGTGTGCTTGCTACTGTTGCTCAGCAGGGGTATCAGGTTGCAGGGATTGCGGGTCTGCCTCGATAATCCTCTGCTTGACCTGTTCGTATAGCTCCCACTCCGTGCCGTACCGCCTTTCGAATTCCTTCTTCCAAGGGTGGCGCGACACGTAGTCGGGGGTATTCTGCCCTGACCTGTGGTGCAGTGGGCATAAAGGAATGGTATGCAGGTGGCTAACCCTACGATTACCGTTCTGGTGGATGTGATGTATATCAGCAGGTGAGACACCACGCTCCTCGTTTAAACACACAATGCAGCCCATCTGCTGAACTGCATCAAACCATTTCCTTTCACTGATTGTTGACATGTTCCCTCGCTGCCTGCAGCTTGATACGAAACTCCTTGACCAACTGCCGGTAGAAAGACACCTGCTCTAGCGTGTTTTCGGCACAGTCTTCGAACATTGTGTAGGCTTTGTGGTACGAGTATTTCCAGTACTGGATCTGCTCCTTGTCGGTCAAGCCTTTGATGTCATCGATTTCGTTGAAGTTTCTCCAAGGCTCATTCATCATTTGCTCCTGACATTTAGCATGGCATCAGCGACAGCGTAGGCTTCCTGCGCATCCATGTAGTGGGTGTTGTAGTGATGGTGAGGGTTTGCGTACATCCCTTGCAGAGCTGCTGCCGCAAAGAAATCACGCAGGGTCATGCCCTCAGTCATATCGGCTTTGTTGTTCCACGTAGGGAATGCGGGTTGGCTCATTTTTCAGTCTCCTCGATAAGTTTGTCTAGGTAGTGTCGTGCCTTCTTTAAATCTTCAAGCCCATGCTTTTCTTTCCATCGCGATACGTACTTGATGATGTTGCCTTCAAGGTATCCAATGTTGTTGCTGATAATGTAATCCCAAGGCTGAATGGCTTTATTCTGGTAGTGGGTGCCGCCTTCTTGCCGGTCATTGGCTTTCAGCCTTTGAATTGAATCACGAATCTGTTGCCTGACACTTTCTTTGCGTTCGGTTTCCATAGCTTGCCTATTTAAAACTTGTTGAAGGGGTGGGTATAAATTCATAGTGGGTTCCTCATCCATGCTGCTGCTTCATCACACCTAGGGTACTTCGTTGCGTCTGGCTTCTCTTGTTGTTTAAACACTTCTCTTTCGCTGGACGTCTTGATCGGCTGCTTCACGTTCTGTCCTTCGCCCCATGTGTAAACGCGTAGCCTTGTGCCGCTTTTGTTTCTTGTCCATGCAGATACATGAATCATCCCGCGCCTCAGTAGCTCAGAGATAACCGCATCGACCGTCGCCTTTGGCATCTCCAAATGGTCTGCCAACGCGCTTGCTGTTGTCTTATCCAAAAGCTTTAGCCCCTCTTGGACGCGGATCGGGTTGTTTGCTTTAAGGTTTATGTGCGGCATTCTTTGCTCTCATCACTGCATCGCTGTAGCCAAAACGATAGCCCATCTCAAACGCCTTGCGCAATGTCATGACACCAAGTTGGTCTGCGTGGTCCTCGATAAACTCTTGCGCCTCTCGCTGAGCCACCTGCAGTATCTCAACCTGTTGCTGTTGTTTGTCTAGCAGTTGGAATGCTTCATCTTCATTCATCTTCTTCCTCATCCTCTTCTTCTTCGTCCTCTTCGCCTAACCAGTCATTCATTTTCTCAAGAAGTTTGTTGTCCCCCAAAAGACTCGCAGCTCGTCGCAAGTCAATAACTAAAGATGCAAACCATACAGAGTCTTCAATGTAGTGAGACGCAGACTGTGTTAGGTCTTGTAAAACACCACGCATGTATTTGAGTTCGTAATCATCCACCGCTCTTCTCCTTGCAATTATCTATAGCGATGCACCCGCGCTCACGGCACCCTTCGTCCAAGTCAGGCAAGAACTCGTCAAGGGCTTCGTATATTTTCAAAGGCAACATGCCGGGCGATGCGTGATACAGCACCGCTATAACCTTTAGCTTCTCCACCAACGGCTTTGCTTGTTCGTATCTCATGTGTTCTTTTCCTTTCTTAAAACTTCAGCAACCCGTACCAACTCAACCATATCTTCGTGACTGATTCTGCCGACCCACTCATGCCCCTCTTTGTAGAAAGCAATGTCCAGTAGATGTGCGCCGCTTGTCGAGTATATGGGTAGTGCAATGTGTTGAGTGTCGTTGTCGTGCCATGCTATCTTTGCGCGTCTGATTAAGTCGTCATCATCCACCGTTCTTCTCCTTGAGTTTGGCTTCAGTGCGGTCAACAATTCTTGAGGGGATAGTGGTTGCATAATTTAACAAGTCATCACGATCTTCTTGCGTCAGCCCAACCCATGCGTTCGTGCCGTATATAAAACATGGCGCATCTTTACGATGTACAACCATTAGCACATGAGGTTCGCCGCACGTACATAACTTAGTCTTTTGTTTCTCCGCTTCCTCTAGCCTAAGAGCTGCTCGGTAGCCCTCGTCAACGCAGTCAACGTCATACCAATGCGGCTCGCTTATTACTTCCT